TCAAGGACGGCATGAACCCGGAGTCAGCCGAGGGGAATCCGCAGCTTGAGTTGTACGCTCTCGGGGTGCTCTCGTCATTCGAGTTGCCGGTGAATGGTGCTTATCCTTTCCATACCGTCCGGATGACCATCGTCCAACCCAAGCTGGCGCTGCGCAACATGGAGCCGGTGGTCTGGTGCGAGGTGTCAGTGGAGCAGATGATGGCGAAGATCGGCAGGTTCGCATCTGCCGCTCACGCCACCGATGACCCCGAGGCACCGTTGGTGCCGGGTGAGGAGCAGTGCAAATACTGCCGTGCCAAGGGGTCATGCAGTGCCCTTGCACAACAGGCCGTGGAGTCGGTGGGCATGATGTTCCCGGTGGTGCAGGCTGGTGCTGACCCGCTGGACCTCGCGCAACAGTCGGCAGGGCAGGAGCCGAACGAGATGAGTAACGAGCGACTGGCTCAGATCATCGAGGCTGCACCTCTCGTGCGTCAGATGCTCGATGCTGCGGAAGCTGAGGCTCAGAAGCGCATGGAGGCCGGTCAGACGGTGCCGGGGTTGAAGCTGGTTCATGGTCGGGGATCACGGTCGTGGCACCTTGAGGATGAACAGATTGCCGAGCGTCTGGTGAAGATGGGAGTCCCGAAGTCAGCAGTCTATGTGACCAAGGTTGTCTCCCCGGCACAAGTATCCAAGCTGCAATGGGAGAAGCGTGACGGGACGAAGAAGTCTCTCTCGGAACGGCAACTCAAGACCATCGACACCGAGTACATTGTCACCTCGAAAGGCAGGATCACGGTCGCCCCGCTGTCGGACCCCCGGCAGGCGATCACCACGAATGCAGCACCGCTGTTCAGTGCTGTCGAGAGTCCGGTGGCTGAGTTGCCGGACTGGTTGAAGTAACCCACCAAGGAGTAACAGTAATGGATGACGTAATTTTTCTGTCGAATGTGCGCCTCTCTTTCCCGCACCTGATCGAACCCCAGAAGCAGGTATCCCCGGAGACGGGGAAAGAGCGTATCAGCTACAACGGCGACTTCATCATGCCGCCCGATCACGCCGGGTTCGCTCAGTTCATGCAGCGGTATGGCGCAATGGCTGCCGAGAAGTGGAAGGAGCACGCGCAGCAGGTGATGCAGATGATCGCTGCGGATCGGAAGTCGCGCTGCTACGGCTCCGGTGCCGAGCGTGTGAACAAAAAGACCTTCCAGCCCTACGACGGGTACGCCGGCATGGTCTATATCACAGCCGGCCGGGACAACCCGCCGCAGATGATCCAGGACAACGGGCAGCCGGTCGATCCCGCGAACACGATGGCCTATCAGCAACTCGCACGCAAGATGTACGGCGGCTGCCGTGTCAATGTGGCCGTGAAGCCGTGGTTGCAGGAGAACAAGCACGGACGAGGTGTTCGTTGTGACTTGATCGCTGTCCAGTTTGCAGGCGATGACACCGCGTTCGGTGAGGGCAACATCGATGCGTCCGCGCTGTTCGGTGCCGTGAAGACCGGCGCACCGGTGCCGGGGTTCCTCGCGCAACCGGGCACCGCAGCGCCTGCGATGCCGCTGCCACCGTTCATGTTTGGTCAGGGGTAGGCATGGCCGAGTGAGCTTGCGTGGCGCTGTGTCAGATCGCATCCACTTGGACAACTGCCTCCCCTGACCGGAAGATGGGGCAGTTGTCCGTTCCTCCAGCCTCGCGCCGAGCGGGGAACACAGCATCTCGGCACCCATAAAGAAGACGACTTGATCCGGCGTAGAGTCGCAATTGATTCAGACAATACGCAGTCGTCTTCTTTATGGGTGTCCTCCAACTACAGGTAAATGTGATGCAATTATACTTAGGTGATTGTATTGAAATCATGAGACCCCTACCCGAAAAATGCGTCGACCTCGTGCTGTGTGATCTGCCTTACGGCACGACAGCGTGCGCGTGGGATAGTGTCATACCTTTCGAGCCGCTGTGGCGGGAGTACCGGCGCATTGCAAAACCTAACGCGGCCTTCGTGCTCACGGCTTCGCAGCCTTTCACTTCGGTCCTCGGTGCCTCCAACTTGGCAATGCTCAAGTATCAATGGTACTGGCGCAAGAGCCGGGCAACGGGGCATCTCAACGCTAAAAAGATGCCGATGAAAGACGTGGAGGACGTGCTGGTTTTCTACCGGTCGCCACCTACTTACAACCCGCAAGGAACCCGCGAAGTGCAGCGCACCGTGAAGAACTCCGCGAGCCATATCGCTCGCGGAGTATCGACCGACGCCACGAGCGTGGTTACGGGTGGCATCACTCGCGCCGAGTACTCCCAAACCGTGACGGACTACCCTCGGCAGGTGCTCGATTTTTCCTCCGAGGGCGCGACGGTTCACCCCACCCAAAAGCCCGTCGCGCTCATGGAGTACCTGATCCGCACATACACCAACGAAGGCGACACGGTGCTCGACAACACGATGGGTAGCGGGACTACAGGTGTCGCTTGCATGAACACGGGTCGTGATTTCATCGGGATTGAACGAGACGAACGGTATTTCAAGATAGCACAAGAGCGAATTTACGCAGCAATGCCTATACCTGAATGGTTAAAGTGATGCGTGACTTCATCTACGACATTGAGACGTACCCCAATATCTTCACCCTTGCCGTGGAGCACGCAGACGCACCGCTCCGGTGGGCATTCGAGATCAGCGACTGGCGTGACGACTCCCGGCAGATCATCGAGTTTCTGACGTACCTGAAGGAGCAGGACGCCCGGATGGTGGGGTTCAACTCTCTCGGGTTCGACTACCCTGTCCTGCATACTCTGATTCGCCAAGGTAAGGCGACAGCCAAGAACCTGTACGACAAGGCTCAGGCGATCATTGGTTCTCAGGACGACGAGGGTCGCTGGAACCACATGGTCTATGAGTCTGATCGTCTGGTCACCCAGATCGACCTGTTCAAGATTCACCACTTCGACAACCGGGCACGCAGCACCAGCCTCAAGGTGCTGGAGTTCAACATGCGCGCGGACTCGGTGCAGGACTTGCCGTTCCCGTTCGGCACCAGTCTGACGCGCGAGCAGGCTGAGGTGCTGAAGCAGTACAACGCGCACGACGTCGCCCAGACCAAGCGGTTTTATCACGAGACGCGCCCGATGATCGCGTTCCGAGAGGAACTGTGCGCCAAGTACCCTGGGCGCGACTGGCTGAACTTCAACGACACGAAGATCGGCAAGGACTATTTCATCATGAAGCTGGAGGAAGCCGGCGTCCCGTGCTATGACTTCGGACCCAAGGGACGCACGCCTCGGCAGACCAAGCGCCCACAGATTCACCTGAAGGATGCGATCCTGCCGTGGATTACATTCGAGCAGCCCGAGTTTCAACGGGTGCTGGAGTGGCTGAAGGCACAGACGATCACCGAGACGAAGGGGGTCTTCACGGACCTTGTGGCGAACGTCGGTGGTATTGAATTTGTTTTTGGCACAGGTGGTATTCATGCATCAGTAGAGAACAGAATCTTTGATGCTACATCTGAGCAAATGATTCTTGATATTGATGTGACATCTTATTACCCGAATCTTGCTATAGCAAATCGCTTTTTCCCTGCACATTTAGGCGACATGTTTTGCGATATCTATCAGCACTTATATGAGCAACGTAAAAAATATCCAAAAGGGACCGCTGAAAATGCAATGTTGAAGCTTGCATTAAACGGTGTCTATGGTGACTCAAATAACGTGTTTTCTGTATTTTATGATCCGCTTTTTACCATGAAGATTACACTTAACGGTCAGCTTCTATTGTGCATGTTGGCGGAAAAACTAATCAAAGTTCCGGGCGTTGAGTTGGTTTCTTGCAATACCGATGGGATTTGTTTATATTTACCTCGTGCTCGTTATGATGATGTACAGCGAGTCAGGGATTGGTGGTGTTCTGTCACACATCTCCATCTCGAAGAAGCCCGTTACTCGCGGATGTGTGTGGCAGATGTAAATTCTTACTTGGCGAAGTATGAAGATTAACCGCGATAAACACAGGCTCACTCAAGAGCAACTTATGACAATGGTTCGATATGAACCTGAAACTGGTCTTATGTATCGGATTAGAGCAGTCATTCCGAAAACAGGTCGAGTTGTTACTATCAATAAGTTAGTTAATGGTTCCAACAATCGTGGCTATTTTTGGATAAATATCGAAAGGAAAATGTATTTAGTACATCGTTTGGTTTTTCTTTACATGAGTGGAAATCACCCCGTCGGTGAAGTCGATCATATCAACGGCGACCGAAAAGACAATAGGTGGGTGAATCTTAGAGACTCAAATGCGGCAGCCAACTCACGCAACCAAGGTGTGCGTAGAGATTCAACCAGCGGTGTAAGAGGTGTAACTTATTCGCAGCGTTCGTCTAAGTGGATTGCTCGCATAAGTAATGCCGGTACGAGAATCAGTCTTGGTTATTTTGTTGATTTTGAGGACGCTGTATTAGCACGACGAGAAGCCGAAGACCGACTCGGTTATCACGAAAATCACGGACGGAGAAAATCATGGGAGGCGTAAAAAGAAAAGGCAGGTACGAATACGACCTTGAGTGGCACCAGAATCACAGCGCCTTGGTTGTCCCGAAGGCGGCAGAAAAGGTACTAGTTGAAGGTGCCCCGATCCGCGAGACGATCGAGAACTGGCCGGACATGTACGACTTCATGCTGCGCGCCAAGGTGCCGAGATCGAGCTATTTGGTCATACAGTATCCGGAAGAATGGGGTAATACTGACTTCCCTATTCAGAACACCACAAGGTACTACGTGGCGAAGGGTGGCGGGAGGCTGTACAAATGGATGCCCCCGCTGGCGAAGAAGCCTGACCAGTGGCGACGGATTGGGGTAGAAAGTGGATGGGGTGTCTGCGTGTGCAACGACATCAAGGATGCCACGGCGCCTGTGGATTTTGATTACTACATTCGAGAAGTGGAGAAAATCACATTATGTCTGACATGACAAATAACCCACTCCAGACTCAAGTATCGGGGAGTCATTACAAGGACTTGAAGATACAACCGGTCGAGTACATCCACGGTAACGGGATTCCGTTCATCGAGGGATGTGTCATCAAGTATGTGACCCGGTGGCGTGCGAAGGGTGGGGTTGATGACTTGAAGAAAGCACGACATTTTCTCGACATTCTCATTGATCTGGAGACTCGTGATGCTGGAACGTGACATCGAGAAGAAGGTATGCGATTACGCCAAGGATCGCGGGTGCTTGGCGTACAAATTCACCAGCCCCTCCAGAGCCGCTGTACCTGATCGTCTGTTCATTGGACCCACCGGGCACATGTGGTTTGTCGAGTTCAAGCAGGGAGGAAAAAAACCGACTCCTGCGCAAGAGCGCGAGCATCACCGGCTGCGCGAGAAGATGGTGGAGGTATGGGTCATTGAT